CTAAATACTGCATTTTTTTTCCTCCTTCGTCTTCTTGGCTTCTGCCTGTCTTCTGTACGGGCGGCTTGCGCCGCCTGTGGTTAAGGGTCGTTGCGGAACTGCGCCGCAACGCACCCGCTTCTCATGCTTCTTCATCCGCAGCGTGTAAAGGGTGGCGGCAAAGCCGCCATCGCTTCGCGACAAGCCCTTGACACGCATTTAGCATGTGCCTTGCTCCCTCGTGCATTGCCCTACTCCACCGCCTACGGTATAATTTTATTTGTCAAATATTATGTATACCGTTGGGCGGCGTGGGCTTTTTTTGCTTTTAGAGAAGGGTATTGAAGTTTTTTCATGCACAAATCTGGCAACAGTATAGTCTTGAAGACAAGACTTGTCAAGCGTGCCATAAAATATTTTTGGAGGTATCCTCATGGACACTCTTAATCGTATCTTTATTTTACAAAAAAAGAAAGGTATCAGAGCGGTAGAACTCTCACAAGCAACTGGAATAAGCGAATCAACAATTTCAGCATGGAAGAAAGGACTACAAAAGCCGTCGATAGACACAATAGTCAAAATAGCCACCTACTTCGGCGTAAGTACCGACTGGCTACTAACAGGAAAAGAAGCAAACTCAACAGAGCCACCGCTATTCATACCAAGTACACTAGATTACTTTGCATTGCAGGGAATCACAGACGAAGAAAACATTGGCAGACTTAAAGGCATAATGAAGCTCATGGCACAACTAGAGCGAAATACAATGCTAGAAGAGGAAATGTCAGACGACGCCGATAAAAAGGGCTTGCCGACACAGTTAAATGTACAACACGTGAGCTAACAAGAAAAATCTTAAAATGCTAAGTAAAAGAGCCTGCCAATACGGTGGGCTTTTGCGTTCGTAAATTAAAAAGAACACAACGTTAAATCTTCTTCGTCGCTACCGATGGGCGCGGTCGGCGCGTGGAAGCGGCTTAATTTGCATGACCAATTAAGCAATGCTATACTGGACAAGCAAGCCGTGGGCGGTGCATGGCCGGACTCCGAAAGGAGGAGTGGCCAATGACTATACTTCCTTTTACGCCGTATGAAATATTACAGTTGATTTTTACTGCGATACTAATATATGTAACATGGAAAAGTTATCAAAGCACCAAATGCAACACGTGCAAATGTGCTGATTGTATCTATCGCACACAGCGCACAAAAAAATAAGCCCGCCCTGGCTAGGTAGTGGCTTATTTTGATGTGATATTAGCAAATTATCACGTCCGGTCATAACCGCCGAACGGCTTGAATTCAAAACTTGGTGGGCGTTCCTTCGCTCACCTTTTTATTTTCACCTATAGGATATTAGAATATACGACACGTGTCAAGGCGAAGCCGCAACACAACGAACTGCACTTTTCAAGGCAAAATCAAATCACCTTCTTTTCGCCACCAAATATGCCTACCACGCCTATATTTTTTACTTGTCATAGTAAAAGAAGTTTTGCCGTCATCATCTATAATAAGCAACGCCCAGTATTTGGGCATTGCATTCCTATAGGTAGCTCCCCATCGCAAAATAAAAACATTATCACTAGGCCATATCTCAAAAAATGTATATTCAAGCCATGGTATATTTTTCTCATACACTAAAACAAGCCTATATAATTGTTCATGGCTTATTCTGTGTTTTTTTACGCCATCTTGCGTATTCTTCATCTGTAATACCTCCCTTTCCTTGTACTGCACAACTTCTACACAAATAAGCTCTAGCACTCACATTGCAATTAAATAAAACAAATTCACCTTGCTCTTTTGTTTCTTCGCATATCTCACACTTTCCAATAAGAGGTTCAGAGCTAGAAGCCTTAGAAAGCAAAGATTTAGGCTCATCGCACTTAACAAATTCAGGTTCATCAGTTTTAGACCCAATCCGAAAACTGCCGCATACGTCTGCTTCGTCCACATTTATGCCGTCTTTAGCACCACCATTGCAAACGCCGTCAACATAAAACTTGCACACGCCGCAACGGTCGCCCTTGGCAAGCTGTGTTTTCTTTCTTGCTCTTATACGGTTTCTAGCTAGCCTTTCCTTCTTAACTTTAAGGGTTTGATAATCTTTAGTGAGCCAACTATCTATCTCTTCGACGATTACGCCATCTTCATCGACAGCCCGTAACGTGTGAATCTGATTATCGCTTATGTTCGACAACAAATCAGAAACGTCTTCTACAAAGCCGCTTCCCACTTTCTCGTCATAAACAGCGCACGAAGCCAATGCATTTACAATGCGCCGCTGAACTTTTTGCTTGTCCATATTAAGACTATACTCCCGAAGCAGTTCGCCATCTACATTCATGCCATCGTGCTTTGTGTTGCGTAGGCGATTCCACCACGCTAAATACTTCGGCTCGCCCTTCTCGTCAAAGCCATTGTAAAAGGACAGGGTATTACGGGTAAGAGATTTTAAGAAATGGTCGCGATAATCCAAAATTTTATAGATACGCGCCAACGGCTTCGCTATAGTAGCCCTTTTCTCGCTGAGTTCATAACTATCTATGACCCTATCGCTTAGGTAGTAAAACTTGCGCTTGGTTTCATATTCGAAGTTCATAATAGTAGTCACCTTGGGCATATATTCGGCGGCCAACTCTTTGAACTGCGCCAGCGAGGTATTAGGATTGCTTAAAGCTTCCTTGTATTTCTGCACACGGTCGGGGTCTGTGCCGTGGTTCACATAAAACTCAATCGCGCCCTTGGCAAGATAATCTATGTTTTGATGTGAATAGGCGTACTCCATACACCATTTGTCATAGTACGAAATCAAGCCGTTATCGTGCCATATTTTAAAGAAAAAGCTTTTGTAACCCATTTCTACAACTTCTTTGACTTTATTATAGGCTCGCGCACGGACGTTATTGCTTGGCCTTTTGCTCGTACTCTTTCCGCCGCCAAGGCATAGATAATCCTTTACAAAGAGTGTGCCGTCTTCTTCGTGTTTAATATCACTATGCCACTTGGCACTTTTCAGGTTGGTATGTAGATTCTTCACTTTACCACGTGAATCCTCTTTGAATACCCTATTAACACTACTAATAGAATTGGTATGATAACAATAGTCTATGCGATTCTCCATGCAACGGGCTATGGTACACGAATAATCCGCCAAAATAGAGCGCACTTTGTTGTACGATTCTTCAAGCATTTCATCCATACCCCTAGTCCACAGACCATGGGCGCGAATTTGTACCACAATGCGCGGAGTATCGTCATTGGGCAACGTTTCGCAGAAAAAAATGTCATATAAATCGCTATTACCCGTGCAATAGCTATAAAACTTATAGCTTTTCCGTACGCACTCTAAATCATGCTCAAAGTCTACAGGCATACGAAGCCTGATAACTTCGGCTTTGCTCAATTCCAAGTCTTCCAAAAGCTTTTCAAGGCCAACGGGGACATTTTCTTTACCGTCCCCAGTGACATAGACGCTGTAATACAGGTTGTCGATAGTGCATAAGGACTTTTCGCGAGTTAAGCCCAAATAGCTTTCTTGTTTTTCTTGTGGTAATTCTGCAAAAAATTCTGTGCGTTTCACATCATGTGTAATGGCCATAATTGCCCCCGATAATTTTTTTATTTTTATTTTGTGGGCAAACATCAATTTGCCCACATTTTTTTTTTTTAAAAAACGTGATATTTCTGCGGTTTTTTCGCCCTATAACGGTAGAAATCCATGGGACGGTTGTACAGGCCTGTCCCACCTCTTTTAGTTATTCTTTCAGCTCGACATTTTGTATTGTGATTTGAAAGAATTTTCGGAACTTTTTCACAAATCGTGTTAGCCGACCGACGAACCAGCCGCGACGATGGGGACCCCCTGACCCCATCTCTGCGTCTGTACCGCCGGTCGGCTCTTCGTCCGCTTCGGCGGAAACTTCCGCGACTTCTTCCAAAGCATACTCTTTAGCAAAATCGTCATACATGACATAACTATCATAAATACTAGCTATTTTTTTATTGAATAATATAATACGACGACTTACTACGATTCGCACACCATACCAATATTCAATCAATGCAAACGCAGTGAACGGCAGCATAAACAAAATACCCATATTATTCACCTTGCGGTGTTTGATTTCGTATTCAAATAAGCTCCGTATTTGACGGTCTACCAATCGGTCGAACTGGCTAGTCATGATGATGTTGTAACCCAAGTGTCGGTGCTTGGTGAAAAACAATATCCACTCAGCTCGACCGTTCTTACTGTAATCCCTTGGGTTAAACAAAATTTGACATTCGTCTATGATAAGTAGCGTTTGACCCTCTTTGCCTTTCTTATGATTCCGAAAGGCATAGTCATATAGAAACTTCGGTTGCAAATCCAAGATAGGCACATACACGAAATCGCCTATGCGCCGCTTGCCGTTTTTATTGATTTTGTTTAAGTCTATATTTACCGTTGATATGACGTTGCGCTTCAATCGCAAGTTAAAGCGTATGTCCTTCGCCATATGAAAGGACTTCCCAGACCCTGGCGTACCTGAATAAAATCGTATCATTTGTTACTACCTCCGCTTAAATAAAATAACCCCCATTTTCTGGAGGTCACACGCCCTTGCATATAGCCGTGAATTTAGCTATAATACACTTATGGTAAGTATTGCGGGAATGTGAACCCAGTGCTTGACACGTCGTTGTCCAGACGACATGTCTATAACCATTATATACAAGATGCGTCTATCGTCAATGGTGGACGCATTTTGCATACAATCACTGTATAAGCCGCGCCCATCGCAACGCCTTCTTGGCCAAGTACCATACACTGATAGCGGCCAGCCAAGAGTACATAAGCGGTATGATTGCCTCAAACGGCACGAGCCACGAGATAAAAGCTAATATTTCATTATCCACGGCCACCGCTTGAATTTGATAAAATGGACTGAGCGGCAACACCTCGGCGGCGTCCGTCACATTACCCAACCCATCAATAATCCCTTGCACAAGCTCCGTCAGCATTGGTCAACCACCCCTACCATTTAATAAATTTATGCGTTGCTAACATCAAACCTATAAAAACACTAATCCAGACCGTCCAGCGCACCACTTGGGCAATGCTTTCGAAGTCGGATAAATCTAACGCCCATACTACTTCTTGATTACCCGCCAGTACTGTCCCCGTGAAGTCTATTTCAAACCTCGGCGGCTTCGGCGGAACACGAAGGCTATTTATCGCCCGTACAAAATCAAACGGTATGGAAAACGGAAACAGCATAGTCAAGCTCGTTGTATTTTGAAATCTCGAAAAATCCAGTTCCATTGTGCCTACCATGGTATTAGCCAGTTGACCCGGCAGTGCTGTTATTGCGTCTAAGATTCCACCGAGTGCTTCATCTACTGGCGGATTAACTGGTGGAGCAACTACACCGCCGTCAGGTATTACTACATCGCCGACGCCTGTATTGCCCCCTAGTAAATCTAATAGGGATTGAGGAAATTCTAAATATATATAGTCTACGTCATCCCACTCACCAGTTAAGGCTTCTACTGCTTCGCGGGCGGCGTACATATCCTCTACTATGTTTACAGGGTTAAGATTTATCACAGTTGGAACAGCTAACTCTACATCCGCAGGGTTTACATTAACATCCGATAGTGCCAAAAATCGTGTTTGAATACGAGTACTACACCGCTGTGTAGTAAAAAGACCAAACGATATATTATTAGCCTGCCGCCTAAAGCCGAAAGCTAACGTTGCTTCCTGTATCCCTGAATGTGTAGGACCTATCAAACTTCGAATTATAACACCATTACGATATATATTATACGTAAAAGTACTCTCAGTCCTAGGTAATACTCTAGCTGTATATCTATTCCCGTTAAAGTTAATTGCTTCCGACATAGCAGATTTAAAACGTTCTATATACGCCGTTCTTCTCCCCTCAACAGATGAAAGCGTTCTCAGTGACCACGATGTATCCCAACCTATAATCTCTGGAGCAGAAAACACTGGCAATCCCTGATAAGAACCATATAAAAAAAATGGTGGATGAGATATTATTACCCTCTCGGCAATTTGACCCTGATATCTCGTGTCTAACATCTCGGCAGTTTCTACCCAAACTTTCTCCATCTCGGCGGGTGTCACTCGTATAACACGCCGCACAGCACCATCTATTGCTCTAGTTACCACACGCCCCGCAGCTCCTACCGTTTGTAACAACCATAGTGCTGTTGCTGGCATATGCATTATTACTTCAAGTGCAAAGCTGATAGCGTCTGCTTCATGGGCAAAATAAAGCCCACCCGCCGCCAACGTCGCAACCAATAAAAGGGTTGCGGTCGTTAATGTAATTACTTCGGCTTCCACTACCTTGTGTTGCCTATGTACTACGGTGAAAAACATGACCAGCACCATAAACAAGGCTATCACACGCATAAACCTAAATTTTCTGACCATGTTCTCCTCCTTTGATATTTTAGGGGGCAACCTTTGTTACCCCCTTTTCGTTTGTTTTTTCAACGTCATTTTGTCTTTTGTGTTAGGTCAAGCTTAACGACCCATCAAGCCACGGAACAACGCAATGCCCCGAGTAATGGCTACTTGCGCACCTACGACCAGTAATGCTACTGGCACGATTACCGCGATAATTTGCATAATCTGCGTGAAAACGTCTTGCACACCGCTGGATACCAATTCAGCCATGTCTATATCTAATCCAGCGTCAGCGGCAAATGCTGTCACCGAAGAGAAAGCAAGTATAAGTGCAAAGCTTAGGCAAATGGCCAGCTTATTTTTCATCTTTAGTAGTTTGAGCTTCATTTAGTTTCACCTCCTTACCTGTATTACTGTGTTGCCTTTGATACTATAGTAAACACGGTATTTATCCCAAGGGCTACGAAGAAAAACACGAAACCCACAAGTAAACCCGTGGTTGTTGCCCTAAATACGATTTGTCGGATTTGACCCGATAGCCCGTTAGTATATTCTGGCGGCGGAGTTGGTATAGGCGTCGGCGTTGGTGTCGGAGCTGATATTATGATACCGTCAGGTGATAGCCAATAAGCATTAATCGTTATATCATGAGTAATGTTGTTAAACATCACGTCTGGCCTATCACTAAACCATCCCAGAAACATATAATCATCACGATTCACCATAGGGAGCATTATGAATCCACCTGTCGGAACGATTTGGATTAAGCTCATATCATCCCGAAGCACCCAGTTCCCAATAACAGGAACTATACCACCGTTCGGAACAAGTGTAACGGTATGATACACTGTTCCAGTCCCTTGCGCACGAAGCGAAGGCGCGGCAATGAATAACAATGCCAGTAAAATCGCAATACGCTTTTTCATTGCCACCTTCTTTCAATGTTTTTTCCACGTTATAGCGAAGATTAGCACCACCATTAGTGCTACTTGAAACGCTCCAATGCCTATAATCCATGCTAATTGTAGTTGTGCCGCCGTGTTGCCTTCTAGGGCGTGTAGCCACTATGAAATAGCCAAAAAAATCAAGGCAAACTTAACAAAGCCCATGTACATGGAATCCAATTTCTCAAAACGCACGAAAATACGCCGGAAACCATCCA